TGGGTGAACTATCTAAATAGAATTAAAGGTGATATAACTGTAGACCAATATAAAGGTTTGTCAGAAAAACTAGAGGATTTTGTACGTGCGGCTACAGTAGAGAAAATTCAAATACGGGAAGTTGCACAAATTCGTCAGGCAATGGAGCTGGCATTTGCCAACCCTAACTTTAGTAAAGTGTCCGAATCTCAGGCAGAATTGATCAAGAAGTACCAACTAACTCGTGCGGATGCTGACAAATTCTATGCTAATATAGCAATGTTTCAAACTCCCGTCGCAAAGAGATGGTATCGTGTTGATAAGAACGTATTTGACCCCGGAATCGAGGATTTGGGAACACTAGATGCGGACGAGATAGCTCGCATTACAGTTAATTTAAAGAGTAAACAGAGTATAAAAGACCTACGCACACTTCTCAACGATCCCAGAAGCGACCATCTTATGGGCCAGGCTCTTAAATTACACGTTGAAAAAAGTTTTAACGAAACCATAAAACGCAGTCGATCTGGTGAAATACAAAGTGTGAACTGGGATGTGTTAAAGAAGAAACTGGGCATGAACGGGTCTACAGCTGTAAACCCAGAAGCAATGAAAGAATTCTTTAAAGGTAGTGGAGTAAGCTACACAAGATTACGACAGTTAATAACTACTGCTGAAAAGATCCAAGAGCCAGGAAGTGTTCACCAGTTTGTGGGTCGTCGTGCCGCTCTTGGAGGAATACAAGTGGCACTCGCAGCGGCTGGCGGTTACGGTGTACTGAGTATGGGCGTTTTAGCAAACATTGGTGTGGTATTACTGCTTCGACACTTTAACAAGATAATAAGTTCCCCGCACCATTTAGAATTTATGACACGAACACTAGATAAAACTTTGCCTGTAGATGTTCGTAGAATGGCTTTCGGTACTCTGTTTAATAGAATGTTAGCAGAAGAACAGTCAGATTACACTAAAGATGCAATGACATCCGCCAAACAAGGTGCAGGTGCGGCCTGGGATGTTTACTCTGGTACTGAATACACACCATCAACAGGTGTGCAGCGTGTCCTTGACAAGATAAATTCAAATAAATAAATTATCACTTAGTTAACATCCTTTTGTCCAATAAGTGAGCGGCTAACGATATGTGCGGTAAGCGTTGCCTCTCTGTCTTGATCTTCATGTGTTGACGACAATCGTACTGGCGACATTCTATCGGTCTTCGATGCCATATTGAACATCCGCTCTCCTGCAAATATATACAATCCGAATTTTCCTTCATGGCTAGAACTGTCAGGTACCCGGTACCGAAACGTACCATTTGAACCTCGTACATCTCTGCCTGTGAAGGATCTATAGGTAACAGCCTGTCCGGTCCCCTGCAACACTGAGTGCAACCTTCGCATTTAAGTATCCTTTCTGTTTGCATATGCTAGTCGTATGTCTCTAAAAGAAATGTAAGGTAGTTACTAGCTTTTTCTATATCTCTTTTACTGTCCTGTTTAAAATTAGACCTTAAAAGATATTTCAAAGCGTTACCTAAAAGGTACCCTTGGTATTGAACTGTGTCGAGCTTTGCTTTAACTATATCTAAAACCTCTATACCACCCGCATCGTAATACTCTGATTTGTCGTCTCTACTCATGTCAGTACCTATAACTCGTTATAGATGTATGGCGGTCAAAGAACGGTACACCGACATCTTCGTGCCAGTTAGTACCGCCGTAGGAAAAGACAACCAATATGATTCCCGCCCTCTACCCGTCTTCTCTAACGTTTACTTTGACCATTGATCGGTTACTCTATGTCGCACACACCCGCTGTGCACGCATATTCTTGTGAACCAGTAGTATTATCCTCGTGCTCATAGGCCGGTAGAATACTCCAGTCAAGTTCTTTTTTCTCACTCTCTATCAGTTGTTCATAGGTATCCCTAGATATTGCCTGGTAAGGCGCTTGTCTGTACACATGGTGGGACTTTGGAAGGAAGGATAGCCCGGACACCAGATGGAAATTATCGTATATCCAAGACCCTACCTTGAGCCACTCTCCCTCCTCTACGTATATTGTACATGAAGGTTTATGATGACACCAGTTCTCAGCGTATACCTTCCACAAATCTAGTTGTTGTATAGCTGATATTTCAGTTGCTGTAATAGCATCTTTGGGTGTAGTTCGAGCAAAGGAAAATACCCAGTGGCTATCCTTAGTGACATCTTGCTCACATTGCACACCCTGATCAATCATAAATTGGGAAATCGGATCTTTTTTATCGCCTCTAATCGTACGGATATAATGTCTAGAGAAACGAGGATGTATCCCAGGACTACAATCAACAAGTTGAGACACAGTTCCACTAGGTTTAACACAAGTAATAGCGGTGGAGGGATTGACTGAAATAGCTTCAGCAAACTCTCTATTAGTTTCCACAGACGTCTTTTGAAGTTGTCTAAGCCACTGAGACAACTGTCCCGGACACTCTTCAACTTGCCCACTAAACACCTCATGATCCATTATCCCCGTCAGAGACACACCCAGTAATCGTTCCTCTTCGCAATTAGAAGTCCACACTTTAGAAAGGAAATTAAAGTCTGTAAGAGACGATTGCATAGTACCAATAATGGTAGCCACTCTTACCTTTTCTTGTACGTCCTCAAACGTATCTCCTTCTCGTATCACTACCTCACTAAGATTACAGAATTGCCTGTCACGTAAAAGGATCTCCGAACAAGGATTAGTTCCAAACTCGTGCTCTATGTTTCTAGACGTGTTTCTTTCCAAATGTTTTTTGGCAGCGTGCCTACTAAAGATACCACGCTCACCGTTCTTGGATTCCATCAGAGACAACCACTCTTGTAGAAATATACTCTCGTCAGGTTTTTCTGTGTACGCTACACTGTTATTAGCATACGCTCTATACGGTTGTTGATCTTCTTTCCACCAGTCTCCCTTCTTAGCATCCCTCATTTTAGAGTCGTTTAGATCGCTAAGACTAATTAGTGCACTACGTCGTACACCACCAACTACAACTACATCAGCTATCTTACAACACAGATCATGTACTTCTATAGAGTGCAGTTTTCTTCCACAAGCTCCCCTAAACATTTCAACACAAAACCTGAACAGTTCATCCAAAGGTTCTGGTCCTGATGCACGACCCCCAAATGTTTTAAGTCTTGCACCCGCAGGTCTAACTTGACTCAGATCCCATTTGGGGATCTGCCCATTGTATAACAACCCTATCAGTTCCTTAAAACTTCTACACCAACCGTCTTTAGAATCCGCTACATGAAGAACAGTATCAGTCTGAAATATTTCTTCCGAGACTTCCGGCAGTGCTTCTATGAACTTCGATTCAACAGAGTAACCAACGCCCGTCCCGCACAGCAGACAGTGCATCAACTCCGAAAACTTGAACACCTTGTCTATCGCTAGATAGGCACAGTTGTAAGCCGCTGTATGATCTCGGGCAAGGGCTGGTCCCGCCGTCATCAGGGCACGCATTGATGGCATAACCTCTAGACATAATATCGAAGACGTTATCGTATTGTATAAGGTATCGCTTAACTTCCATCCCCGCTGTTCTCCAAGTTCACGAAAAAATGATATGTATCTTTCAACCGTCTCGGGCCAATTTTCTCTACGCTGTTCTATATCTCTCCATCTGGCGTAACGAGATTTGTGTATAAAAGTTTGGTAGTCGTCCATGTGTTCCGTCATGGATTATTATCCTCCATTGTCTCAGTTGTATCTTCGTATTCCCAACCAGATAGCCAATCAATTTGCCTACACTGGTTACGATCATATTTCTTCTTGTCTCGTTCTACTCTATGTTTATATTTCGAACCTGCAAGTTCTCTGAAAAGTGAATCCTTATTTATTTTTTCAGGTCTTTCCCGTCTCGTCTCCAACTTTCCCACGTTCTATCTCCTCTACTAGTTCTGCTACTGATCGGAATTCCCAGTAATCTTCTGCGACAGTTTCTACGAGATACTTACAAGGTATCTCTACCGTAATCTCGCCGAGACTTGCTTTATCTAAAACTTCAGTCATCACTGCCGCCAAGTCTTCAGGAAGTGTTTGATAAGAAAATATAGGAGCACCGCTAAGTACATCCACAGTGCTTATGAATATTTCCTTGCCTCTAAGTGTTAAAGTTGGATTTTTCATTAGGCAGCTGTTACTTAATGCAGCTGCTATTAATAATGGATCTGCTTCTTCACTTAGTAAGTGTCTTGCTACTGTTTCATGAACTCGTTTTGTTTTGAATTCACTACTCATGATTGCCGTATTCCCTCATTAAATGTGACATGGAGTAAGTTTTAATATCAAACCGCATAGGTTGTGTAATATCTAATAGTACTATACCTCTCCAGTAATCTGTAGTAGCACCTTGCATATAATCTGGAACATGGTCAAAGAAACACCCACAGTTCAACGACTGTTGTAAATGTGTTCCTCCGTGTCTGTGTTTATTAGCTACTTCCAGCCTATGAGTGTGCCCAAACACAATGGAGTAATTATAAAGATCCAAGGCCCGTTGACAAACATATTTACCACCAATGGGATTACCATTG